GCAAAAGCGGCGGGGTAGTACGTTGCAAAGTAAAGATCGCCAAAATCGGTAGCGTTGCCTAGTGAGGTGATGGTCACGTAGTCAATATTATTTTTTGGGCCACTTGCCCCACCGCCAAATAATCCTCGATCCCCAATACTTGGCGTTACACTATTACTAGCCGCACTAAACGCACTTGGCCCATAAGTGTTTGTAGCCCACACAGCAAAGGTGTACGCCGTGCCATTGGTCAAACCTGATACTGTGATAGGAGACGATGCCGCAGATGCAATGATTGCTTCGGGCGTTGAGATTGCTGAGTAAGACGAAATAGCCGAGCCACCCACGTTGGTAGGCGCAGTAAACGCCACAGACGCTGAAGCAGCGCCAGCCGTAGCCGTCCCGATGATCGGCGCATTAGGATTGTTCAACGGGTCATAAAAAGCTGAGATAAACCCAGCAGGAGGACGCAGTGGCATGATGCCCCCCTATCAGGTGATGGCTTCGTATGAGACTGTGAATGTCAACTTACTGGCTGTGCTGCTTGTAGCCCACAATGTGCTTGGCTGACCCGTTACGCTGGTGTCTAGCAAATACAACGCAGTAGTCTTATCAAGCAAGATCAATGTAGCATCGGCGGGCACAGAAATGGTTGAGCCAAGAGCGCGGTAAGTTGTTCCATCAGCCAAGCGCAACTCAACAGTTGCGTCATACGCCGCAGAGCCGTCAATATTGGCAACCATGATTTGGTTGATCTTAAATGCAGTGCCAGAAGAAGGCGCAGCGACAAGCGCATTACGTGACGTATCAGCAGGTGTGATAGACAGTGTGTTTGGTGTAATTGTTGTTACAGCAACAATATTTGGTGCGGCCATGAGAACTCCTTTAGATAGAGAATATTAAAGCAAAAGCAATAGATTGACCAGCGGTAATACCGCCAGCAGCGGCGGCAATTGTTTGGTTAGGCCATGTTCCAGTGATGGTGATGTTTGATCCTTGCACCAAACTTGGAGTGGCTGTGGCTGTACCACCATTTGCTACTGGAAGAATCCCAGACACATCCGTTGTCAACACCACTGGATTACTGACAATCTTTACAAAGTCAGAGCCGTTCCATGCTACCAAGGCGCGAACACCCGAGGCAACCGTTACGCCAGTCGTTGGGCCAGAGCCGCGAATAACAATAGAGCCAGTGCCAGCATTGATGACCAAATAGGCTTTGCTCTGGGCGGGAGCCGTGATGTTACGAGTGGTTGCGCCGTTACTGGCTGTCCACAAGATGATAGCACTACGTGCTTGGTTAGCCGCGCCGTTGGTCGTTGAAAGAGTTACGTCCGCATCGGCTGAAAGCGTAGTTGTACCAGCAACTGCTGAATCAAGGAGGCCCGTGATAGAGTCATTGACTACAGTACCCCACGTACCAGACAAGTCTCCCGTAGTCGGCAGAGCCAAACCAAGGAGAGGGGAAAAGTTTGTTACTGCCATGTTAGTTCCTTATAGTCCATTCAGGATGCTCATTGCCTGTACATACGATTTTGATGCTGCCGTGCTTGTTTGGAATGTAGGGGCTACACCCGTACCGTTTGATGTAAGCAACTGACCCGCTGTACCCACATTAGTAGCAGCCACAGCGTACCCTGCTGGATACGTTACAAACACATCTTTTGTACCGGCTGAGAAAGATAGAGCTGACGGTTGTGTTCCTGCGCTATTAGATAAAACCGTAGTGCGGGCCAGTAAAGTACCAGAAGAAGTGTATGTACCAACACCCACTTCCCATTCGTTGCTAGTCTGCCCAGCAATCGTATAAAACGTTGTGTTGCTATTACCAATTACGGCGAAGGATTGAAAGCCCGTAGCTGCGCCGTCAAGCGTAACAGTCCCCGTACCAGCCGTGGTAGTGGTTTCTTTAACGCGATCAGCTAATACTAGAGCCATATTGCATCCTTACTCATGCGTCTTCCGTTTCAATCAGCGCCCAGTTGGCGGTATCGGAATCGTTGATATTATGCCAGTCTGGAATCTGATTGTCATCAATAGTTGTCCAGAAATAATTAGAAACATTTCCTACATTTCCCCGTGCCATGACGCCCAGCAGTCCATTGATATGGATAACGCCGAACATACCAACAAACCCTCTGGCTTCTACGCCTGTCAGGGCGGGGGCATTTCCGGGTGTGACTGTGCCAACTTGCCCACTAATAAACGTTGTATTGACTGGGCCTTCACCCCAACCGTACTCACCCCATGTGCCCGAACCCCAGCCGCCTTCCGCGTTAAGCGCATTCTCGTGCAAAACACCGGTAGTGCCAAGCCCTCCAGAAGCACTAACCCCAGACAAGTCAACAGCCCTGTCTGATGCTCCCCCGACTGAGCCAACAGCTCCCTCTGCGGAGACGCCCGTTAAAGCCCGTTCGTAGACAACATAAAATATGACTGTACCAACTGAGCCAGAAGCCTCAACACCAGTCAGTGCAACTGAAATATCAGGCCCAACAGTTCCTACACTACCAATTCCTAATACGCCATTCTCAGCGCTAGTTTGTGCAACATCTACAGTACCAACTGCGCCAGCAGCCGCAACACCATTCAACTCTATAGACAGCGTAGTAGCAGTAACAGAACCAACCGCTCCCGTAGCCGCTACGCCTGTCAGTGCATCAGTTTCAGCATATACGGCATTACCAACTTCACCCGTAGCAGATACGCCCGTAATACCTAGAGAGCGTTCAACTCCAACTGTATCTACTGCGCCCGTCGCTAAAACGCCCGTGAGTGCTGAAGAAAAAGATTCCTCAACTGATCCTACTGCACCGCTTGCTTGAACGCCTGTAAGGTCAACGGTGATGACTGGGGCTGCTGTATCTACATTGCCGGTAGCTTGGACTCCAGTTAATTCAACTGAGACTCCACCGTTCGTGACTGTTCCTACCGCGCCAGATGCCTGAACGCCGGTAAGAGCAACGACTACTGTCTGCCCCGCAAGCGAGGCAAATGGCGCTTCGGCAAATGCGGAGATACCGAACATGGCTACTCCGGTGAGTTACCCCACCGGCCCTATTAGGTTGTAGCCAGACGAATCAAAGCAGTCGAAGTTGTATTCGCAGGCATGGTAAGAGTAAACGTACCAGCAGTAATTGTCTGTGAACCGAAAGTATGGACGCTCACCGCTTTATTGCTTTGCGTTGAGTTGTAGATCAACACGGCATCAAAAGCTGTAGACAATGTTACGCCGCTATAAGTAATACTGGCCGAAGGCGTGACAAATGCAACGCCCGCAGTAACAGAAGAATTAGTGGCCGTAGGTGGGGTTCCAAATGTAACCGCAACACCGCCCGCAGAGTAACCAGTACCAGTTACTTCGCCGGAAGTTCCATAGGCGGTAGTACTAGCATTTTGCGTAGCTGACGCTAAAAACAGTGCGGCTTTAAACGAATCAGTTGCGCCGCTTGCACGAACGGGGGCAGTACCAAAGTTATGGGTGGCAGTCATTAACTCACCCATAAAACTAGTCGTCATTGCTTGTGTATTTGCCATATTAGGCTCCTTAGTTAAAAGATGCCGCTTCAGCGGCTAATGTTACGGATTGTTTCAGGGCGACATGGGCAGAGCGGTGAACAAGTTCGCCATCTAACCAATACTCAACCCAAGTCGTGTATTCGTTGTCATTATCAACGAAGCCTTCTTTTTTCTCAAGAAGAGAATCGTCCATTTCGCCTTTGGTGGTTGTGACCAATGCCATGTTTTCTCCTATACAAGTCTAATGAGTGCAGCCGTGCTAGTGTTAGCAGGCATCGTTACAGTGAAAGTGCCAGTCGATGTTATGTTATTCCCAAAGTCCAGAACACAAACAGCGCCATTGGCCCCGGCTTTATAAATCAACGCGCCACGAGCCGTAATTGCACCAGTCCAAGCTGGGCTGGAAAAATTAACGTAAATGGTGCTGCTGTTTGAACTAAGCGCAGTATTGACCGTTGCCGTTACTACCAGCCCACCAGCCGCATAATTGCCGCCGGAAGTCTCACCATCAGAGGTGTAAGCTGTCGTAAGCTGATTCAAAGTAGCAGAATTGGTATACAACGCCAAATAGAACGTGTCAGTTGAAAAATTCAACGTCCCGTTAATCAAGCCAGTCCGCAACGTGTTGCAGGAGTAATTACCTGTGAAAGCCATCAGGTCACCGCCTGTCTATATTGACCAGAACGATAGGCATCCTGACGCTCCATACCATCACCCAAACGTTTAGCTTGTGCAAGGGCTTCTTTGTATTTGCCATCGTATAGGGCAAGCATATCTGTTTCGCCCTTCATGTAGGTATAAGCCTCAACCAGTGAGCCATACAAGAGCACTGTGTCAAAGTTATCGCCCAGCCATGAAGTGCCAGTTACGTTTGACACTGTAGCTACAGGCACAGAGAAACCTGTTCCCGTACCGCCAATATCAGCCACTGCCGCTGACAACGCATTGCCTACTTTGTACAAACACCCACCGTTGCGGATAACAACTCCTACTACAGCGCCGCCGCTTACAGTGATATCTGCATAAGCGCCAGAGCCACTACCGCCCGTCAACGGCACGTTGTAGTACAGACCATTGGTGTAGCCAGAACCACCTGTCAGTGTCCCAAAAGATGAGATCACCGCCTGCACAATAGACACAGGGTAGTAGTAGAAATGCAGTTCCGCTGTATACGCCGCATCAGGTGTTGGGCCAAGAATAAACGTCAACTCGTTTGTAATGACACTGCTTTGCACAGAGGGGCCAAACAACGCATAGTACTTTGGAATCCCAGTATCTGTAGTCGGATTGGG